TACTTAAAGATGTCACAGAAGGTGCAACACATTATCATGCTGATTATGTAGAACCAGATTGGGCAAAAACTAAGACTAAAACAATTGAGATAGAAGACCATATCTTCTATAGATGGGAGACTGCTAAATGAATATTTTTTACCTAAGTCCAGATGAGATGGTTGCCGCACAAATGCATTGTGACAGTCATTGTAGTAAAATGATTATTGAGTACGCTCAATTGATGTCTACTGCACATCGTGTACTTGATGGTGAAGAATATTATGGACGTACTAAGAACAACCGTAGAATTAAACGGTGGTTGCATCCAGATGCCGAACTAGAGGATACTCTATACAAAGCATCACATATCAACCACCCTAGTGCTATTTGGGTACGTCAATCTCGTGCAAACTACAGATGGTTGTATCGTATGTGGACAGAACTAAATACAGAGTTCATGTATCGATACAACAAGAATGTGCCACACGAGAGTTATCGTAAGTTGCAGTTGTTACTTGGTACTGAACCCACAAATCTCAAAGAGGGGTTCTTTACAGAACCAACACCAGCAATGCCAAACGATGTAAAGAACCAGAGTTCAGTAGTCGCTTACAGAGATTACTATATAAAGTATAAACAACATTTGGCAAAATGGACAAAAAGGGATATCCCACAGTGGATGAAAATATATGCTGCATAAGATAAGTGAGTTTTGTGATAAGATTGATGACCTCAAAGATATGTCTGATAAACTCAGAGATATGAAATATGGTACACCTAAAGCTTCTAAATTATCGATTGATGAGTTTATTGCAACAATCCAATTAGATTGTCAATTACTTGCCAACGATAAATCTAAATATAATAAGGAATAGTATGCCGACATTTAATTTTAAGAACCATACTACTGGCGAAGAGTTTGAAGAATTCTTTACTAGTAACGATGCGAAATATGAGTGGATGGAAAGTCATCCCAATAAGATAACTCAACTTCCAAGTACATTTGCTATATCTGGACATGGAACTGGAGATAGGATTAAGAATGATGCTGGTTGGAATGAAGTGTTGTCTAAAGCAGCAGAAGGTAATCCAGGCACACCGATGGCAGAACGATATGGTAAACCATCGATAAAAGAAATTAAGACAAGACAAGTAGTTAAGAAACACTTGGCGAAACAGAATAAGGGGAAATAGTATGGCAAAGGCGAAAGATATCCGTATCGATAATATGGTAACAGTTAGTCCTGTAACTGACAATCAAAAGATTGCATTTCAAGATTATAAGGCAGGGAAGAACCTTTTCTTATATGGAGCGGCAGGAACAGGTAAAACCTTTATTACTTTATATATGGCACTACAAGAGGCATTAAGAAATGAAACTAAGTATGATACAGTATATATTGTTCGTAGTGCAGTTCCTACTCGTGAGATTGGTTTCTTGCCAGGTGATGAAGAAGACAAGACAGCGTTGTTCCAAGTACCTTACCAGAATATGGTGAAGTTCATGTTTGAACAACCGAATGAACAGGCCTTCAGTATGTTGTATGACAGACTAAAGAATCAAGGTTCATTAATGTTCTTGACAACTTCCTTCTTGCGTGGTATAACATTAGACAATGCAATCATCATTGTGGATGAGGCACAGAATTTGACATTCCATGAGTTGGATACAATCATTACTCGTGTGGGTATGGATTCAAAGATTATGTTCTGTGGTGATTTCTTCCAGAGTGATTTGCAGAAACATATTGATAAAGAAGGTATCAAACACTTTATGAAAATCCTAAAGGGTATGAAGTCTTTCTCTAATATTGAATTTACACTAGGTGACATTGTTCGCTCTGGTATGGTTAAAGAATACCTTATCAGTAAAATAAAGGTAGAAGATAATGGGTAAGAAAAGTCAAAGAACATCTCAAACCTCAAAGGGTGAGAGAAGAAGTCTTGCAAGAGATGTTGTGAAAGCAACTCGCAGAGACTATATGAAAAGTGGTATGAGAGGTATTAATCAACTCGCCGCATTTATGAGGGGCAAGAATGTTGTGTTAACAATTGAAAACCCCAACAAGAACGAAACGAATAAAAGAATGATTCGTGTTCCTGCCGCAGATGTGTGGCGAAGAGGTAATTTCAAAAAGTCTTGACATTAGACTGATTTTACTGTATTATATTATTAACAATCAAAAGTGAGTATATTATGACATTTGTACATAACGCAATTGATATCCCAGAGGTATCTACTAAAAACATTAACCGTAAGCGTTTCTATGATACGCCGACTGGTTTCTATCCATCCATTACAACCGTATTGGGTGTTCGTAAAGAGAAACAACAAGGACTTGCAAAGTGGCGTGAAAGAGTTGGTAACGATGTTGCTAACCATATCATGCGAACTGCTGCTGGTCGTGGAACTGCTGTTCACCATATGTGTGAAGACTTCCTTAATAACAAAGATGTTATCAAAGAAGACCAGAAGTTCTTACCTTGGTGTTTGTTCTCACAACTAAAACCAACCTTAGAGAAATCTATAAATAATATATATGCTCAAGAATGTGGATTGTGGAGTGAGAAGTATCGTGTTGCTGGAAGAGTAGATTGTATTGCAGAATGGAATGGTATACCATCCATTATTGATTTCAAGACATCTCGTTCAGAACGTAAAGACGATTATAATTTTGAGTATTATATGCAAGCATCTGCTTATGCAGAGATGTTTGAAGAAAGGACTGGAATTGAGATTAATCAGATTGTCATTCTAGTCGTTACAGAGGATGGACTAGTTCAAGAGTTCGTTAAAGAGAAGCATGAATATCTGCCACATCTAATCGAAACCATTGATATGTTCACAGAACAATGGGAAAAAGAAAATGAAGAAAATGCTGATAAGCCAGATGTTGTTGGGGTGCCTGTTTAGTACAGTAGTATTTGCAGACCCAGAACAAAAACAAAAACCAATACAATGTGCTTCTTATGATGAAGTATATGAAGCATACATTGAACCAAATAACATGAATCCATTATTTACTGGTGTCTCTATTATTCGTAGGGCAGATGGACGAAAACAACCAATGCCAGTAGTGTTCTATCTAAACTCTGATGATGGTAGATGGATGTGGGTTGAGACTAACCAAGAAGAAACTTGTGTTATTAATATTGGTGATGGATGGGATTCTAATGTTTCCTCAGAAGCACTTCATGCACTTTTATCTAGAAAAAAGACTTGACATTCAAAGACTACTATGGTATAAATAATATACAGTTTGTTGATACAATCTGAAAACTAGACAGGACGGCGGGGCAGTACCGCCCGCCTCCACCATAATTACTTGAGGACAATATGTTTGATAGACTAACAGAGTTTTTTATAAAACTGTTTAAGATACAAGAAAAGACGCCAATAAGATATCTATCTGGTGTTGGTAAATCGAGTAATTATGATGGGGGCGAAATAGGTTCGACTGATGGTAATAGGAAAGAGTAGAACTGTGGTGTGGTCGCCTGATAGACCAATGAAGTAAACGCAAACGATAATGACTTTGCATTAGCAGCCTAGGTTGCTTAGGGTTTCGGTAGGTTTCCTCGTAACAGAATAACCTACCACGTTCATCCTCGGTAGAGGACGGAAGTATGCTATAATGCAGAAGGAACGCACTCAACTGTAAAAAGGAGAGTGATATGGAACTTTGGCAATTGTGGGTATATCGAAGATTGATATTAGAACACAAACGCAATAATCTTCTAAAACTACTGTGGTATAGGCGATAATTATGGAGTTAGTATGTATAGAGTGACAGGTTATTTTAGGGAAAGAAAAGTAGTTCAATACTTCAGTGATGTGTATGACGCTATAGATTTCAAAGACGTAGTTGATGCACACTATCCCCTAAAGGTAACATTTGAAAAAGGAGTTTATCCAGTGAGAAGTTTTATTGTAGACAGTTGGAATGCTGTTATGAATTCGGAGTATAATCCACTTAGTGCTATTCCACACACTGGTACAAGGCATATGATAATGCAAGTACTGGCGTGGATGTGGGTGATTGTATTTACAATATCAACAGGTACATGGGCATTTATAGGTGCTAACCTTATTGCCCATTCATTGTTACTTGGTGCAATTGTGATTACTGTCGGTACATTTGAAACTGCTAAACGTAAACCAGAATATTTTGGTGGATTTGGTAGAGGCAAAGGTGGTGAACACGAATAGGGTGATGCCTTAATACATCCGTGTGGGGGAACTGTTACCCCCACAATCACACAACATAACACAACACACAAGGAGAAAAGTTATGAGTAATAAAAACCCTTTTGAACTACGGTTCGATGTTCTAAGAATGGCAAAAGAAATGATGGATACGCAACACGAAGTTGCGAACAACAAGTTCTGGTCAATGATAGAACAATACAAAGACCAAGGTAAGGATATACAAGAGGTGTACGAAAAGTATACACCACAGATGTATAAACCTGCCGCAGTCATGGAAAAGGCAGAAGAACTCTACAAGTTTATAACTAAGAGAGACTAATGCCGACTTGCACCCAGCATTTATACACTGGCTCTGCTTTATAAGGTGGGGGGAAGAATATTCCTT